GTTTCCCAGTCACGATCGGAGGCAGCACTGGGAAACGGCACTACTCGAACCGCAAGAAGGCCTTAACAGCCTTAAATCAACTCAGGAACCTCGACCTATTTGAAGAAAGAAAAAAGCCGACTAGGGTTTATAAATGCCCTCGTTGCAAAGACTGGCATCTAACAAGTCAAAAATGAGAAAGGAAGACATAATCGTTCTAATCGCAGGGGCAATTGTAACCATCTTCACAGGAGGGATGCTTATTTGGTTTTTTAGAGTAGTCACATGAAAAAGATTTTATTCCTAGACTTCGACGGGGTACTCAACCACCACGGCAGCCCAACAAAGGGTGGCCTTTACTGGGTAGACCCTGTTCACATTAAGCAGCTGAATCGTATTGTGAAGGCGACTGGTTGCAAGATTGTCATCTCATCAACATGGCGATTGATGCACGAGCTGCAAGAGCTTAGAGACATATTGGTAGAGCAGGGCTTTGAATACCCAAGCTCAATCATTGACCGAACAAAAGACCTTCGGAATGAGAGTAACTACGTTTACCGTGGAGGAGAGGTGAAGGAGTGGCTTGACAGACATGGTGAAGAGTGGAGTAACTATGCAATCCTGGATGATGACAGTGACTTTCTACTCTTTCAGGTAGACCATTTTATTAAGACCTCTATGGAGGAAGGTTTAACGCTTTATAGAGCCAACGATGTAATCGCAGTGTTGAATGATTGTTGAAAAAATGTGTAAAAAATGTGGAAAACTCGACAAGCTCAAAGTGGAGTTTGGAAAAAAGCTACGCACCAAGTGCAAATACTGTTTAGAACCCTATGAAAAATCTGGAACACATCGTCGGTCAAAATGATTCCATTATCTGCTGGATAGACGAAAATGAAATCAAAAACGAACGAGGAGACCCCATTACCTTCCATGACCATGCGTTCCTGTATCACATCTACGCTGACGGCTCCGCTGAAATCTGTGTGATGAAAGCCGCCCAGGTGGGTCTTTCGGTATTGGAGATTCTGAAAATGATGTGGACGGCCAAGACTAAACACATGGACATCATCTACACGATGCCGACGGATGAAGACGTAAAGACATTCGTGGGAGGGAAGGTGAACCGTATCATCGACCAGAACCCAGCTATCGCCGAGTTTGTGGAAAGGGACAACGTCTACCAGAAGCAAATCGGGCAATCGGTGGTGTACTTCCGCTCTACCTGGACCAAGCGCCAAGCCATCTCTGTGACCTCTGACTGGAACATCCACGACGAAATCGACGCCTCGAAGCAGGACGTTATTGAAACTTACAGCTCACGCACACAGCACTCGAAGTTTAAATGGCGCCATGTTTTCAGCCATCCCTCTGTCCCGGATTTCGGAGTACACGTTACCTGGAAGAAGAGTGACCAAAAGCATTGGTTCATCCGTTGTAGCAAGTGTGACAAGGAGCAGTTCCTTAAATGGCCTGACTCTATCTGCATGAAGCGTCGGATATTCCAGTGTAAGTTCTGTAAGAAAGAGCTAACCTACGACGAACGCCGTGTGGGGCGATGGAGGGCAAGATTCCCAGAGCGCAAGATTTCGGGATACTGGGTGAGTCTACTCATGGCTCCTTGGGTGACCGCTGGTGAGCTTATCGACAAGTGGAATGACCCGGACACCACAAAAGAGCATTTCTTCAACTTCATCTTGGGGTTGCCGTATGAAAGCAAGGACGGAAGCCTGACTCGTAAAGACATCATCAAGAACATCGACCCGAACCTCATCATCCCAAACAGCGAAGGTGTGGTTATCGGCTGTGACTCAGGGAACAAGAAGCACTACGTTGTCGGGACTAAAGCTGGCATATTCTACTATGGCGTCACCGAAAGCTGGGAGGACATCAAGGCGCTCCTCAGATTATACCCTCGCTCAATCGCCGTTATTGATGCCTTGCCCGACCTTACTGGACCACGCCAAGTTCAGGAGGCTTTCCCTGGTCGGGTGTATTTGGCCTACTACCAGAGAGACAAGAAGACAAAGAACCTCTGCCGCTATGGTGAAGGTAAAGACGACGGCATTGTTCTGATTGACCGTAACCGCACAATCCAGCACGTTGTAGAGGAGTTCAAAGACCAGCGTATCCCCCTACAGGGAAAGAAGGGCGACTGGGAGCAGTACATCGGGCATTGGAAAAATATGTACCGTATTACTCAGGAGGATGAACTCGGGCAGCCAACCTACATTTGGGAGAAGAAGAACAACAATGACCACTGGCCCCATGCCACTGTTTACTGGAGAGTCGGAGTCATCAAGTCTAGGGAGAAGGGTGAGATTATGAGAGCGGATGACCCACTCGACCACATTGAAATCGAGGAGTCCTTTATGATTGCACCGGATGACCAAGCTGTTGCTGGAAAGAAGGCAGAGGACCAGTTCATCTACGGAACCGAAGACCTCGGCCTAGAGGAGTTTGGCTAAAAATTCCTTGACATGATATAATATTAACAACTAACAGAAAAACATATGCCAGGACAATTTGATGCCTTCAACCAACTGGCGGATGGAGGTCCAAACAAAGCAGGCGGCGACAGAGAAGAGATTGTACAGGGAGCCGTGTCTGAGCATTTACCAGAGCTTGACGTCGATTTGGACGAGGACGAGCTTTTAAAGATGGCTGATTCGTGGCAGAAGAGCTACAAGGAATACGGCGCTGACATCAAAAAGCAGCAAGACCTCAATGAGGACTACTGGCTTGGTAAGCATTTCGCCTCTGTTCAATACAAGAGCGGAAAAATGCCTGTTCAGGAAAACCGCATCTTCGCCGACACTGAAACCTTCCTACCTATCGCCACTCGTCAAAACCCAGAGCCGCTTATCAGTGGAGGGGGTGGAGATGACGCTCAAAAGCTTGCCGATAAGGTAGCCAAGATGTGTATGTACCAGGCTGACACTCAGAAGCTCAAGCTCAAGCTAAGAAAGTCAATGCGCTTTTGGATGTTGTACTGGGTAGGTGTTGTTAAGGTGGGCTGGGATGCTCGCCGTGACGACATCAAGACCACTGTTTTGAGACCTCACAAAATCATCTTTGACCCGAACGCAACCATTGATGAAGATGGCTACTCAGGAGAGTACCTTGGGGAATACCGTGAAAAGAAAGCGAGTGACCTCAAGAAGATGTTTCCTAAGATGAAGAAGGACATTGACCGCCTATCGAAAGGCAAAGACGGGACTAAAATCCGCTTTGTTGAATGGTGGACCGATGACTTCGTGTTCTGGACTATGGACGACGAAAAGGTTCTACTCGGTAAGATGGGGAACCCTCACTGGAACTATGAAGAGGAAGAGCCTGAAACCAACGTCATCACTGGAGAGCCAGAGCTTGACGAAATGGGAGAACCTATTGTCAACACAACTCAACTCAAGAATCACTTTAGAGCGCCACGGAAGCCTTACATCTTCCTATCGGTGTTCAGCCTTGGAAAGAGGCCTCACGATGAAGCCAACCTCATCAACCAGAACATCTCGACTCAAGACCTTCTCAACAAGCGTCTGAGACAGGTGGACAAGAATGTTGATGATATGAACGGAGGTGCTGTTGTATCCGGTGACTACTTCACCAAGGAAGAGGCCGCACAGGTGGCTAGAGCCGTGAAGAAGGGGGACACCGTATGGCAGCCAAAGGGAAGCGTGAACGACGGTTACAAGCGAACCTCTGGACAACCATTACCTGGAGACGTTTACAACTCAGTTAATGACCTACGAGGACAGATGGACAACCTGTTTGGTATTCACGGAACAACCCGTGGAGAACGAACTGGCCCAGAAACCCTTGGCGGACGCATCCTGCTTAAAGGCTCTGACGTTGACCGTATTTCGGCCATCACTGAGAACCTTGAGCAAATGGCCGACGACATTTTCAACTGGTGGGTTCAACTCATCTACGTTTACTACGACGAACCGAAGGTGGGCTACATCCTTGGAGAAGACAAGACCGAGGAGTACTTCACACTTGCTAGGCAAGAGCTTAACAATGAGGTGGAAGTTGAAATCGACGGAGAGACTAAAACACAAGGAATCAGACTACTCGTATCTGTTCGAGAAGGCTCTATGATTCCTAAAGACCCAATCATCCGACGTAACGAAGCAGTCGACCTATTCAAGATGAACGCCATTGACGCCGTGACTCTGTTTGAACGCCTCGACTTCCCTAATCCTATGGAAAGCGCCAAGCGTCTCTACCTATGGCAGAACGCACCAGAGAAGCTATTCCCAGACCTCGCCGAAGAAATGGCAGCCGAAGAAGAAGCGGCAGCTGCGGCAGCAGGTGGATTACCTGGAGGTCCTGGAGCAGGTGGCCCAGCCATCCCAGCAGAAATCCCTCCTATCGGATTACCAGGTGAAGGATTCAATCCTGTGCCAGCTGGAAGCGCTCAAGACGACATACCGCCTGAAATCCTGGAACAAATTGGTCCAGGTTTGAAGGGAATTCTTGCAGGTAGTCAAGTCTAAATGCTATAATTAAATTAGTTCTTAATTTGAACATCATGCTCAACTACGAAGCTAAAGGGCAGGCAGTTAAAAACCTACTCAAAAAAACAGAAGGTGGTAGTAAAGTCCTAAAACGAAAGAAAAAGGAACGTGAAAACTACGCCGTCAATTCCATCATTGAACGCCTTATCACCATGCTTTGTCGTGAAACTTGCGACATTATCAAAGACGGTGATATGAGCTTTGATGAAGCCATTAAGGACCTGTGCAGCGCTCTTAATGCCCTTGATTACAAGGACATCGAGAAAGAAGCAAAGGCCGCCGAAGCCAAATCTAAGAAGAAGGGTGAAGGCGATGGCATGATGATGGATGAAATGTACTAGACAATTTGACATAGTCGCTCGGAGACTCTAAACCCTGCGTAATTCTTAACTTCAATCTTTATGACTGGAGGACCTACAGGAGACAGCGCTCCTTCTACGATCGTGACTGGGAAAC